GCGGTGTAATGTGCGAGCCGGTTGTGTACCAAATCGCCGGGCTAGGAAGCCTGACCCGCAGCGAGCCGCGCAGCCTGGCGTTCGACGAGATGGACGAGGGTGAGTTTCACACGTTCTGGAAGGGGATTTGCGCGTACCTGATCGCAACGTACTGGCCAACGCTCGACGAGCACGCCATCGAATCCATGATTGACCTGATGCCGACAGAGTTATGAGTTGAAACTTATGAAAACCATCATTCAACGCATGGCTGAAAAGATAGAAGTTATTACAGAGAGCGGGTGTTGGATATGGATGGGGAGCCTAATGCGCAGCGGAGACGGGCATGGTCAGGTTCAATTCCAAGGGAAGATGCATGCGGCCCATAGAGTTGCATGGAAGATAAATTATGGGGAAATTCCTCCAGGAAAAAATGTATGCCATAAGTGTGACGTTGAGCAATGTGTGAACCCGTCTCACCTATTTCTCGGGACGCAAGCAGAAAACCTGCTTGATATGGCAAGAAAAGGAAGGGCTGGTCAGCGTGGAATTAAATCTATCCACGCGAAGTTAAATGACGATGCTGTGCGGCTACTGCTGGATCGCGACAGGCGACCCGTCGTGCCGTTGTGACGCACACGAACGTCGAGATCCTGCGCCAGATGACCGGGGAGGTCTGGATGCCGGAATACGACTTCGCCGCCAGGCATGTCGGGAAGGGTCCGGGGATCAGGTCGAGACTGGCGCAGGCGAACATGGGCAACTGGCGCTTCGACTTCGCTTGCCCTGAGTTGTCCATCGCCATGGAAATCGAGGGCGGCGCATGGGTCGGCGGAAGGCACACGCGAGGCGCAGGGTTCGAGCGCGACCTAGAGAAGTACGACAGGGCTGTCCGTCTCGGCTGGTGGGTCTACCGGTGCAGCCCGCGGATGGTCAAGAGTGGATGGGCCTACGAGTCGCTGCGGATCATGTGCGACGTGCGCAGGGGTCGCCTGTGATCTACACGCGCCACGCCGACGCACTGTCAGCGATTGCGGCAGCCGAGCCGCACCGCATAGCATGCGAGGCGCGCGACGTGATCAGGCGGGCAGGAAACGACGTCAAGGAAATCGCGGCGCGGCTCAAGCGCATCGAGGAGAAGCGCGGGCGACAGGCGGCAGAGGCACTGCGGGACGAAATCAAACGGCAGAGGGTTGACAAATGAGCGCAGCAGAACTGATGTCCATGCTTGCTCCGCACGGCCATCGCATCACCGGCATGGGGTTTGGCGGGGTACCGAGCCTAACCCAGCAGGACATTGCCGGCGCACTCGGGATGGGCGGCCTTGACCGGCCTGCGTACTGGTTCGGCCTGCTCAAGTACGCCGGCGATGATTCGGTTGCTCACCGGGTCAACCAGTGCATCCGCATCGGTGTCGGCGCCATCGCCAAGGATCAGGGGTGGAAACTCACCGACCGAGAGCTTGCCTGCCTGTGCGAGATCGCCCTGCGCGAAGGACTGACCTCACCCGTCTGTACCGCCTGCAACGGGTCAGGATCGGTGGCGGCCAAGGACTGCGAGCGCTGCCACGGGATAGGGCGGATTCAAATGTCCAGCCGCCAGCGGGCTGCATGGATGGGCGTGCCAGAGACAACCTGGCGCCGGGTCTGGAAACCGCGTGCAGACGACTGCTACCGGATCGTCGTCCGATGGGAATCGGCTGTAGAGATGCACCTGCGAAAACATTTTTGGCAGGGGTATTGACGACTTGGCGCAGTTTTGGTAGATATTCACCAACGTGGGCTAATCTGCCTGCACCAAGAGCCTCGGCCACAAGCCGGGGCTTTTTCGTTTTCGCCCTCCCCTCGGCGCCAGACCACAAGTCAAAAAACTACCGCGTAGGCCATAGCGAGGAGGGCACCTATACAGAGGGTCAGAGGGTGCGCTTCGGCGTTCTCCACTGGTGAACGCGGCCAGCCCTCGTAAGCGTGACGGCGAGAGAGACCGCCCCGAAAGGGCCACATCGCAACCGGACACCAAGCCGGAAGATGACCATGAGCGCTGAAAAACAAACCGCAGGAATCGGCAAGGGCACTCCCGGCCCCGGACGCAAGAAGGGCGTCCCGAACAAAACGACGCAGGCCGCCAGGGACGCCATTGCGGCGGCAGCGGAAGCCCTTGGTGGTGCCGACCGCCTTGTCGCATGGGCGAAGGAAGACCCGGCCAACGAGCGTGTTTTTTGGGGAACCATCTACCCGAAACTTCTGCCGCTTCAGGTGACCGGCGAAGGCGGAAGTGCGTTGCAGGTGCAGATCGTCCGGTATGCCGACAGTAACCCTGCCTAACAACTGGCGGCCACGTCCGTACCAGTTGCCGGCATGGGCATACCTTGAGCGAGGCGGCAGGCACGCCGAACTGATCTGGCATCGCCGGTCAGGCAAGGACGAGATTGCGATGCACCGGGCCGCCTGTGCGGCCTTCGAGCGTGTTGGGAACTACTGGCACATGCTGCCGGAGTATTCGCAGGCCCGGAAAGCGATCTGGGATGCGGTCAACCCGCACACCGGAAGGCGACGGATTGACGAAGCCTTCCCGCTGGAACTGCGCAAGACGACCCGCAATCAGGAAATGCAGATTGAGTTCCTGAACGGGTCAACGTGGCAGGTTGTCGGCTCGGACAACTTCAACAGCCTGGTCGGTTCTGCTCCTGCTGGAATCGTGTACTCCGAGTGGGCGCTGGCTAACCCTGCGGCAAGGGCGTATCTAAGACCAATCGTTGCGGAGAACAACGGTTGGCAGGTGTTCATCACGACGCCTCGCGGCAGGAACCACGCCTACACGACCCTGCGTGCAGCGGAGAAAACGCCAGGAGCGTTTGCGCAGGTTCTGGACGCCACGCAGACCGGCGTGTTCTCGGCGGAAACGCTGGAAGCCGAGCGGCTTGCCTACATTGCTGACTTTGGCGAGGACTACGGGCAAGCCAAGTTCGAGCAGGAATACCTGTGCTCGTTCGATGCGGCGAACATTGGGGCGATTCTGGCCCGCTCAATCAGCACAGCCGAGAGGGAAGGGCGGGTTAGTGATTCGGTGGTCTATGACCCGAACGGTGCGCCGGTAGAGATTTCTGCGGACTTGGGCCGAAGGGACACGGCGACTTGGTGGTTCTGGCAGCCGCTGATCGGCGGGTATTCCATCGTCGATCACGATGCCGGTTGGGGCATTGACGCTGAGGAGTGGGCCGAGCGTCTGAAGTCGATGCTCACCGCTGGTGGGTACAAACTTGGGAAGATTTGGCTCCCGCACGACTCGAAGGCAAAGACGTTTGCGGCCAAGCACTCGGCGTGGGAAATCTTCATCAAGGCCTTTGGCGCCGACAAGATTGCCAAGGTTCCTGACAGCCGCATATCTGACCGCGTGAACGCGGCCCGCGTGCTGGTAAACCGGGTGAAGTTCAATGCCACGCGCTGCCAGGTTGGTCTCGATGGCTTGCGGGCGTGGTCGTACAAGTACAACGAAGACACCAAGATGTTCTCCAGCGAGCCAGAGCACGATTGGGCGTCGCACGAAGGGGACGGATTCAGTTATGGGTGCCTGGTGATGCAGATGGCTCGGCCGCCTGTACAGCCTGAGCGCCCGCGTTTTGCAACTGACATGACTTTCAACGAGATGGTCGAAGAGGCGCGCAGGCGCCGACTTGGCGAGGAATAACAATGGCAGACGCGAACGTAACGGCAGGGAGCGTAGAAAAACCTGCCGACGTAGGTCTGTCTCCGTCCGGCGTCCACAAACGGTGGATGCTCGAGATCAAACTGGCCGAGAAGGCGCGCAAGGACTGGAAGAAGGATGTCATCAAGGCGCTCGACATCTACACCGGCAAGGAGCGCAAGGCATCCTCGTTCAACATCCTCTGGGCGAACACCGAGACGCTTCGGCCGGCGATCTACAACAGCCTCCCGCGCCCTGACGTTCGTAAACGGTTCGACGACTCGACGGACAAGGTAGCCGTTGAGGCTTCCGAGATCCTTGAGCGCGCGCTGGTTTACTCGATGGATGCCTACGGTGCGGACTCTGTGTTCCGCATGTCTGCGCTTGATCTGGTGCTTGCTGGTCGTGGCGTGTCTCGGGTTCGGTACATCCCGACCATTTCCGAGACCGAAGAGTCTCCGGCTGATGAGGCGAACGAAGGCCTCCAGCGCGAGGAGGTTGTCGGCGAGCAGTGCATGTGCGAACACGTCCAGTGGGACGACTTCCTGTATGGGCCGGGCAAGACGTGGAGCGAGGTGCCTTGGGTCGGCTTCAAGCACCGGATGACCCGTCAGCAGCTTGAGGACAAGTTCCCTGAGTTGGGCGCCAAGGTGCCGATGGACTCGGCCGATGACGACGACGTTAAGAAGGTTGATGACCAGTCGGTAGCCAACACGTTCAAGACTGCCGAGGTCTACGAGGTTTGGGACAAGGACACACGCAAGGTCATCTTCCTCGCTCCAGGCTATTCCGAGTCCGTGCTGCTGGAGATTGACGACCCGCTGAGTCTGCTCGGGTTCTTCCCTGTCCCTGAGCCTGTCTTTGCCATCGAAAAGACTGACAGCCTGATCCCGACCACCCTGTATTCGCTTTACAAGGATCAGGTTGAGTTGCTTAACACGATCAGCACGCGGATTGAGGTCATCACCAAGGCGCTGAAGCTGCGCGGGGTGTATGACGCTACATTGACTGAGATCGGGAATCTGTCGGCAGCAACTGACAACCAGATGATCCCGCTGTCGTCAGCCAGCCTGCTGGCTGACAAGGGCGGCCTTGAAAAGGCCATCTGGTTCATGCCTGTCGAGCAGGCGGCCAAGATTCTGGTCATTCTCGAAGGTCAGCGTGAATCCTGCAAGCAGGTCATCTACGAGATCACCGGGATCAGTGACATTGTTCGCGGCGCGTCGAATGCGCGCGAGACCGCGACTGCGCAGCAGATCAAGGCGCAGTTCGGCACGATCAGGCTTCAGCGGATGCAGCGCGAGTTCCAGCGGTACGCCCGCGACATCGTGCGGATGATGGCCGAGGTCATTGCCGAGCGGTTCTCGCCGGAAGCGCTGATGATGATCAGCGGAAAGCGCCTGCCGACAGTTGCCGAGGTACAGGCAGAAGCGGCCAAGGCGAGGCTGGCATGGGAGCAACAGGCGGCAATGGCGCAGCAGCAGGGCCAGCCTATCCCGCCGGCTCCGCAACTGCCAGAGGTTGTGACCGTTGAGGATGTGATGGGCGTTCTGCGCTCTGACCTTCAGCGCCAGTACCGTGTGGACATTGAGACAGATTCCACGATTCAGGCGATGGAAGGCGCCGATCAGCAGGCCATCAGCAACCTGATGAGCGGCATCGGGGCGTTTGTTCAGGCGGTTGGCCCGGCCATCCAGGTTGGCGTCATTCCTGCGCAGGCAGCACAGGCGATCCTGTCTGCCATCGTGCGCAAGTACAAGTTGGGCCGCGAAGTAGAGGACGCGCTTGGTCAGGCATCCGAGGCGATGCCGCCGCAGATACAGCAGGCAATGCAGCAGGTGCAGGAAGCGCACCAGCAGGTACAGGAACAGGCCGCTCTGGTGGAGCAGGGCAAGAAGGAACTGGCCGCAGAGTCGAAGATTGCAAAGCTGGAGAACGAGAAGCAGCGCATGGCAATCGACCACGCTGCCGAGATTCACAAGGTTCGCACCGAGCAGGAGAATGAGCAGACGCTTGCCGAGGTCCGCCGGATGCTTGACGAGCACGCGCAGCAGATTTGCAGCCTGCTCATGCCGCGCCAACCGATGATGTGAAATGCCGACCTACGACTACCAATGTAAGGACTGCGGCAAGGTATCCCGCAGCGTTTTCCGAGAGTACGACAAGCGCGACGACGGCCCGGAATGTTGCGGCGCTTTTTCTCAGCGTGTCTGGCTTCAGATGCCTGGATTCATGGGCGCCGGACAGTTTGAGGCGTACCTAAGCCCCGTTGATGGCCGTCCGATCACTTCGGAAAAGGCCCGCCTAGAGGATCTTCGCCGCAACAACTGCGTCCCATACGAAGAGGGGATTCGTCAGGATCAGGAGCGCAACGCAAGACGCGCCGAGCAAGACACCGACCGGCTGGTAGAAAAGATCGTCGCAGAGACAGCCGAGCGGGCAAACATCGCAAACGCCTTGGAGAGGGCAGAATGACCGACCAAACCGAACTGTCGCTGAACGAAGCGATTGACAACACGCTGTCGGAAACGATGGCGAAGATCAACGCCAACGAGCCTTCCGAGACTGCGGACGAAGCGCCTGCGGAAACGCAGCAAGAGCAGCAGGAGCGTGCTGCGCGTGAGCGTGACGCTTCGGGGCGGTTTGTCGCCAAGCCTGCCGCAGAGGCACCGGCAGCGGCCGATGAAGAGGCGCCGGCAGAGGAAGAGCCTGCGCAACCGGCAAAGCCGGCTCCAGGTTCGTGGCCGAAGGAACTGAAGGACAAGTTCGGGACGCTCCCGCCGGATGTGCAGGACTACATGCACCGCCGGGAGTCCGAGATCAGTCGGACGATCAACAACTATTCGCAGAAGGCCAAGTTCGCCGATGCCGTGTCGAGTGCGCTCGCACCGCATGAGGCGATCCTGCGCGCTGATGGGGCTGATCCCCTGAGCGCGATCAGTGGACTGATGCAGACGTACCAAGTGCTACGCAACGCACCGCCGGCCGAGAAGGCCATGGCTGTGGCGCAGATGATTCAACGCTTCGGCGTGGACCTGTCGCTTTTGGGCGAGGACGGCAAGACTGCCGGCAACTCTGACCAGAACGTCGATCAGCTCTACACGAGGCTGGGCCGGCTCGAACAGGAGCTGGCAAGTCGTCGCATGGCCGATGAGTCTGCTGAAAAGCAGCATGTTGAGAGCACCATCGCCGAGTTTGCGGCAAGTCACCCGCATTTTGAGTCCGTCAGGGCGCACATGGGGGCTTTGCTTCAGGCCGGACTGGCGAAAGACATGCAGGACGCATACGACCAAGCAACGATGGCAGTGCCCGAGATTCGTGCGACCTTGCTTCAGGAGCAGGAAACGAAGCGGCGGGAAGAGGCGGCCAAGCGAGCAGCGGCCGCGCGCAAGGCTGCAACGGTGAACGTCACGTCACGCGGGAATCTTCCGCCGGCCAAACCGGTTGGCTCGATGGAGGACACGATGCGAGAGACGTACAGGCGTCTTGCCGGCGGCTAAGACCCCAAATCATCCATTTCTGAGGTAACACCATGGCTTCCCCCAACAGTGTTTTCACCGAACTGGTTGCGACCACGTTCCGCAACCACGACAAGGAAATCCGCGACAACGTGTCGAAGCACAACGCACTCCTCCGCCGCCTGACGGCCAAGGGCAAGGTGCGCATCGAGGACGGCGGTACGTCCATCGTCACCCCGCTCGACTACGCGTCGAACGGCACCTACCAGCGCTACAGCGGCTACGACGTGCTGAACATCTCGGCATCCGACGTGATCAGCGCAGCCGAGTACCAGTGGAAGCAGGTGGCGGTCAACGTCGTCGCTTCCGGTCTGGAACTGCGCAACAACGCTGGCGAGCAGCGCATCATCAACCTGGTAAAGGCCCGCGTGAACAACGCGATCCGCACCTTCAAGAACGGCATGTCCACCGACCTGTACTCGGATGGCACTTCGTCCAACCAGATCAACGGTCTGCAAGCCGTTGTCGCTGACGCCGGAACCGGCGCCATCGGCGGCATCGACTCCAGCACGTTCACCTTCTGGAAGAACAAGGTGCAGTCGGCAGCTTCCCCGCTTCAGGGCGGCGGCGCGATCACTCCTGGTTCGACGACCATCGAGAGCCTGATGCTCCCGCTGTTCCTCGCCCTGACCCGTGGTGACGACGTGCCGGACCTGATCGTTGCCGACGGCAACTACTTCACGTTCTTCGAGCAGTCGCAGACCAGCATCAAGCGCTACAACGATGCCGATTCCGCGAACGCCGGCTTCGTCAGCCTGAAGTACAAGGGCAGCGACGTGATCTACGACAACGCCACCGGAATGCCGACCAGCCACATGTACTTCCTGAACACGGACTTCCTTGAACTGGTCGTCCACCGCGATGCCAACATGACGGTTCTGGACCAGCGCCAAGCCGTCAACCAGGACGCCGTGGTGATCCCGGTTCTGTGGCAGGGCAACCTCGTCACGTCGAACCGTTCGCTTCAGGGCGTTTTGAAGGCCTGATGACACGGGGGCCGCTTCGGCGGCCTCCAATCAACTCAAGAGGAACACGAACATGGCATTTGGCGTATCTACCCAACTGATCGGCTGTCAGCCGATTGCGGACACCTCCACCACGCAGAATCACCCGCTCGGCACGATTGTCCGCGCGGTTGACCCGACGCTTGGCGAAGGCGAGTTCATCTACCTGAAGGGCGTTGCCTCGACGGTCGTCGGTTCCATCGTGAACTATGACGACAACTTTCAGACCGCCCTCGACACCTCGGCGGTGTCTGGCCCGTCGCGCCCGCTGGCAATCGCCATGTCGGCGAACGTCGCCAGTCAGTACGGCTGGTATCAGATCAGCGGCCTCGCGGTTGCCACCAAGGCGAACACGGTGTCGTTCGCTGACGGTGCCGGCCTCGGCGCTGCGTCCGGTCTGGCTGTCGCGGTTGCGACCGGCACGGTGATCCAGTCGGCAGTTGTTCGCGCAGTCGCTTCGGCGAAGTCTGACGTGACCACGGTCAAGATTGCGATCAACCGACCGCACGACCCGTCCGACGTGAGCTGATCCACGCTGTACCGCTAGACATTGGGGGCGCCTCCGGGCGCCTCCTTGCTTATTCATTGGAGGATGAATGACGCGCCCGACGACTACCGTAGTGCAGATGCCTTACCGCAACCCGCACGCCTCGATGCCGCTCATTCTCCCCGTGTTGGTCGTGTGCAACACGTCCGACGAGCAACTGCACCAGAACATCGCCAGAAACGCTGTATTGCCGCTACAGTGGGTCGGAATGCACAAGGCTCACGATGGGGTCATCGTCCTGTGTGGTGGCGGCCCGTCACTTGCTGACAGCCTTGCCGAGATCAAGCGGCTGAAGTCAAAAGGCGCGACGGTATGGGCGATGAACGGCGCGCACAAGTACCTACGAGAGCACGGCGTGGATCCTGATGCGCAGGTTCTTGCCGATGGAAAGTCGGAGACTGCGACACTGGTTGATGATGACGCCAAGGCGTTATACATCGCCTCGCAGTGTGATCCGCTGACAGTTGACCGCGCCATGAGCGCCGGCCGGGTGACCTTGTGGCATCTGGCGATCAGTGAAGAGATGGACGACCTGTTCCCGGTCGAGCGCAAGAAGTCCGGCGGCTATGCCCTTGTTGGCGGCGGCGCCTCAGTGGGCAATTCGGCGCTGTGCCTTGCCTATGTGCTCGGGTTCCGTCGGATGGAGTTGTTTGGATACGACTCCAGTCACAAGGAAGGCGCGAGTCATGCCTACGATCAGCCGATGAACCAGTTTATCCAGACCTCAGAGGTCGAGTGGGCAGGCAAGACCTACATCGCGTCGGTGGCGATGAAGGCGCAGGCCGAGAAGTTCCAGATCACCGGACAGGCGCTTGAGCGCGAAGGATGCACGATCAACGTCCACGGCGAAGGCCTCTTGCCGGCCATGTGGAACACACCGCTGGCCAGCCTGACGGAAAGCGACAAATACAGGTTGATGTGGAGCACGGAAGCCTACCGCGAGGTTTCCCCTGGAGAATGTGTTGTCCCGGTGATTCTTGAAGTCCTGCGCCCTGAAGGGTTGGTTCTGGACTTCGGCTGTGGTACTGGCCGCGCGTCGTTGGGTCTGCACAAGGCCGGCTGCGACGTGCTCTGCATCGACTTTGCGGACAACTGCCGGGATGAAGAGGCAATGGGTCTGCCGTTCCTCCAGTGGGACTTGACCCGACCTCTGCCTCCGCACGCGCATTATGGGATTTGCACCGATGTCATGGAGCACATCCCAACGTCCGATGTTGAGCAGGTTGTGGCCAATGTGATGGCCGCTGCTGACAACGTGTTCTTCCAGATTTCCACGGTGCCAGACGTGATGGGTGCGCTGATTGGTCAGGACTTGCACCTGACCGTTCGCCAGCACGGCTGGTGGCGTGACCTGCTCGGCCGCTTCGGTTCCGTGTCGTGGGAGAGCGACATGGGCGAGGCGTCGATGTTCGTAGTTCGCAAATCCCATTGACCATCCATATCGAGGAGAACGACATGGAGATGCAAGAGCGACCGCCTTATGTGCGGTTTGAAGTACGCGCCGAGGAAGATCGCCAAGCCTCGGTAGACGCCGGCCACTACGTTGCCAAGAACGTGGTATTCGCCCTGATCACCCCGCCCGGCTCCAAGGACGTGGTTGAGAAGGTAGCCGAGGAATGGCTGGCGCAGATCAAGGACAAGGCCAACAAGGGCGAGTATCCGCCGGAATGGTCTCGTCACTTCCACGCTGCCTATGAGCAGTGGAAGGAGCAGAACACCATCCCCGAGAACGGGACGCCCATCATCGGCTGGCAACTGATCAGCCCGGCGATGCAGAAGCAAGTCCTGTCTGCCAACGTCCGCACGGTTGAGGATCTTGCGACACTCAACGAAGCCGGACTGAGCCGGATCGGGATGGGTGCGCGTGACCTCCAGAACAAGGCGCGGGCATGGATCGAAGAGGGCGCAAGTCGCGGCAAGGTCGCGGCACAAAACGCCGCCCTCCAGGTCGAGAACGAGCAGATGAAAGAGCGCATCGCGGCTCTTGAGGCTCAGGTGAACGAGATGGCCGGGAAACTCTCCCGCAAGCGGAAACAACAGCCGCAGACCGCTGACGAGGATTGATGCATGAGTATGCTGACGGTCGTAAACGACGCACAGAGGCGGATGAACCTGACCGCTTCGTCGTCGGTCGCCGGGAGTTCCGACGAAACGGCCGTCCAGATGCTTGCGCTGCTCAATCAGGCGGGCGAGGAACTTGCCGAGGCCTATCCTTGGCAGGTTCTGGTCAAGGAAGCCACCTTCACGACGGTTGCAACGGAATCCCAAGGCGCGATCAGCACGATTGCGCCGGGGTTCTTCTACATCCTGAACAACACGATTTGGAACCGCAGCCTTCGCCGGCCGGTATTCGGCGCCCTGTCACCGAATGAGTGGCAACTGCTCAAGGCCAGCTCTGTCACCGGTCCGTTCCAGCAGTACCGGATTCGCGGCGATACCCTGCGGTTCATCCCGGCCCCGCCGGCAGACCAGGCGTGCGCCTTCGAGTACGTCAGCAAGAACTGGTGCACCACGGCTGATGGGGTAACCGAGAAGTCCGCGTTCACGCTGGACACCGATGTCGCGCTGCTGGACGAGCGGCTTCTGGCTCTGTCTCTTGTGTGGCGTTTCAAGCAGGCGAAAGGGCTGGACTTCACCGCCGAGTTGGCGATGTACGAATCCCGCCTGAATAACGAGATGGCCCGCGACGGCGGCAAGCCGGTGCTTGATTTGGGCGGCAAGGTTCAAATCCTGATGCCTGGCGTGATGATTCCGCAAGGGAACTGGCCGCTGTGATTCCGAGCCGCGCAACGTCACAGTCTGTCAGCATTCCAGCGCCGACTGGCGGCTGGAACGCCCGCGACCCGCTGGCTTCCATGCCTGCGACGGATGCGGTGATTCTGGACAACTGGTATCCGACACAATCGGACGTTCGGGTTCGGTCTGGCATGACTTCGTGGGCCACGGGTCTGGCTGGTCGCGTTGAAACCCTGATGCCGTACTCGTCCACCACCGCAAGCAAGATGTATGCGGTAGCAGGTGGCGATGTGGTTGACGTGACAATTGCCGGCGCTGTGGGTGCGGCTGAAACGACGTTCACCAATTCGCGAATCCAGTACGAGCACTTTACCACTGCGGCCGGGAATTACCTGATGTGCTGCAACGGGGTAGACGCCCCGCAGCACTACAACGGCAGCGCGTGGGCTACCCCATCAATTACCAGCGTTACCGGTGGGGCTTCAACGCTCGTCCAGCCGTGCTCGTTCAAGTCGCGGCTTTTCTTCGTGCAGGTTGACTCGCTGTCGATCTGGTATCTTCCTGTCAACTCCATCGCCGGGACGGCTACCGAGTTCAACCTCGGTGGTGTGTTTCAGGACGGCGGATACCTGATGGCTATGGGCAACTGGACGCTCGATGCCGGGAACGGGGTTGATGATCATGCGGTTTTCGTGACCTCCAAGGGCGAGGTCGCGGTGTATTCCGGAACCGACCCAACGTCATCGAATACATGGGCGCTGGTTGGGGTGTACCGGATTGGTTCCCCGGTTGGTCGTCGGTGCTTGGTGAAGTACGCAGGCGATCTGTTGATCATCTGTCAGGACGGCGTATACCCGCTGTCGGCTGCGCTCCAGTCCACCCGCCTTGACCAGACGCAGGCGATCACCGACAAGATCCGCTCCGCCGTCTCGAGCGCAACGGCGCTCTACAAGTCGAACTTCGGCTGGCAGGTTCTGCCGTACCCGAAGGAAAACGCCCTGCTGATCAATGTACCGGCGTCGTCGTCTATTTCTTACCAGTACGTCATGAACGCACTCACGGGTTCTTGGTGTCGGTTTACGGGTTGGGATTCGGCGTGTCTGTGCATTTTCAATGACGACCTGTACTACGGCGGGCAGAACGTCGTCTATCGGGCGTGGTACGGCTCCAACGATGACGGCAACGACATTTCCACCGATGCCAAGCAGGCGTTCAGCTCCTTTGGCGCTCCGTCTCTGGTCAAGCACTTCAAGATGGTGAAGCCGTACATCGGCACAAACTCAACGTTTGCCCCTGGCATCGTCCTGAACGTCGATTACTCAGACAAGGTGGTTATCGGGACCGGCGATGCAGTCCCTGTGGATGCTGGCGTTTGGGGCGTATCGCTGTGGGGAACCGGCAAGTGGGGCGGCGGGCTCCAGACGCTGAAGAAGTGGCGCAACGTGAACGGGATGGGATTCACGGCCTCGCTTCGGATGGCGACGAACACAAAGAACAGTGACGCTCGGTGGTACTCCACCGACTTCCTTTTTGAGGTTGGAGGGGTTCTCTGATGAGCAGCAAACTGCTGAAGAAGGCGCTGAATATCGGCACCTTTGGGCTTGCCGGTACGCTTCAAAGCCCGAAGGCGCCGATGAGCGACACTGGCGCACAACTCGAGGCGGACAAGAAGAACGCGCTCTTCAACTTCGGGCTGAACAACAACAAGACGAACATCTTTGGCTCGCAGAACGTCAAGTCTGATGGGAACGGCGGGTGGATGACGACCCAGACCTACGCCCAACCGATCCAGCAGGCCATCACGGGCAACCTGAACCTCCTGCCAGACCTTCAACGCCGTATTGGCGAGCGACTGAGCCAACCTGGCTTTGACCCGATGGCCGGAAACACCCGCCAGGAAGTCATGGACGCGATGCTGTCGCGGATGAACTTTGGCGCGGACGAGGAATCGCTGCGCACTCGTCTGGCGAATCAAGGGTTGACGGAGGGTTCCGAGGGTTGGGCCAAGGAGATGGACAGGTTCAACCAGGCCAAGAACGATGCGAGGATGCAGGCGCTGATCAACAGTGGCACCGAGATGACCAACCTGTTCAACCTCGACCAAGCCGGCCGGATGGCTCCGATCAACGAGCTGAACGCGGTCAGCGGGTCGGCTCAGGGGATGGCGCCGGACTTCGGGTTTACGCCGATCACGGCCAACCTGAGCAATCCGGTAACCGAGTCGTATCAAGAAGCGCTTGATCGCTACAATGCCAAGCAGGCAACGCGGAACCAAGTCATTGGCGGCCTGTTTAACCTTGGCGCCGCTGCTGTAGGAGGCCGCTGACATGGCAGACACTTACGCAAGCCGCGACGCCCGTCGCCGTGCTGCGATGGCCGAAGCGCTTATGGGTGGCGCCATGACTGCCCCGCAAGGCGGGATGGTTGGTCGGTACTACGTTGGGGAAGGCATCGGTTCTGGCCTGACCCGTATCGGGCAGGCTCTGCTGGCCAGTCGGATGGGCAAGCAAGCCGACGAGGCCGAGAACGAGTATCAGGCCGGACAGATGGCCAAACGCGATGCGGCGATGACCGGTCTGATCAACGACATCACGGCTCCGCGTGAAGAAACGGTGCAGGACTTCGGGAACGTGGCGGTGACGCAGAACCGCAAGCCGAGCAATCAGGAGATCGGCGCGGCGCTGCTGAAGTACCAGAACGATACCGGAATGGAAGTGCCGAAGGATCTTGTCGGGCTGCTTGCTCCCGAGTCTGGCCTCGGCGGTGGCGCCAATAAGTTCCAGTTCGGCCCCGCTGTGATAACAGATATTGATGGTGTGCCGTCCTTTTCTGTGCCGACCTACGACCCATCAAGCCGTGGCGTGAAGGTCGAGACTGCTCCGATTGGCGGCAAGGTTCTGAACCGCAACACAGGTCTGTCGGCGCAAGAACAGTCGGCGCTGGATGTACGCACTGAAGGCGCAAAAGCTGGCGCCAAGACTTCTGCCGAACTTGCTTTTGCAGACCAGCAGGCGAAGGCCGCGGCTGCGAAGGCTGCGGCAGAGGCTGCAGCTAAGGCAAAGGCTGATCGAGAATCCGAAAAGGCAGCTGTTGCCGCAGATGCTGTTGATGCGCTTTCCGAGTTGGACAAGTTGGAGAGTGCGATTGGATCTCTGCCAGACACCCCGGTAGGTATGCGGTGGGAGAACTTCAAGGCTCAATTCACTGGCGGCGACCCGAAAGTGCAGGCTGCAATCGGCGAGTCAAAGCAAATCGCTGGCAGGATGCTCAGGTATGTTGAGCGCCTGCCGGGTGCCGCTACCGATAAGGACCGCGAAGTGTTCATGGCGTCTGCCGGTGTAATCAATGACGACAACGCGCCGCCTGAGCAGAAGAAGGCGGCGGTTCGTAGTGCTCGCGAGTCTTTCCAGAGGCTGGTTGAGAAGTACGGGAAGCCGCAAGCAAAGCCGGCCGCAACCAAGACGATGAAGTGGAACCCGGCGACCAAGAGGGTTGAGTGATGCCTATTGTCAGCGTCTACGGCAAAGACATCGATTTTGGCGACCTCGAAGGCGAAGAACTGCAATCGGCCGTCGCAGCCGCTGCCGCCCAACTTGAGCCGAAGCCGGCAAAGGCAGAGAAGCCGTCAAAGCCGCTGCCGACGCCTGCTGCTGCTGCTGTTGAAGGCGGCAAGCGCGGCCTGTTCAACCTTGTTGGCGGGGCGATTCGCGGTGCAGGTTCGATTGGATCGACCATTGTTGCACCTGGCGACATGCTTGCGGACGCATTGCTTGGCGACCGTCAGCGCAACCTTTCGTCGCTTGTCACTGGCGAAAAGCCGATGACGCGCAATGAAGAACGCCGGGCGAACATTGACCGAGGCCTGACCACGCTGCTTGGTACTGACCCTGGCTCAGCAACCTACGGTGCCGGCAAGTTGGTCGGCGAGGTCGCTGGAACGGCAGGAATCGGGCCTGCTCTTGGGGCTGCCCTGCTTAAAACCGGCGTGCCTGCAATCGCCCCGCTGGCCGAGGCCGTATCTACTGGCGGCTTACGTGCTGGCGGCGCAGGCATTCCTACGCGCGCCGCTGGTGGTTCGATTTCTGGCGGCGCATCCGCTGGCATGGTTGACCCGAAGGACGCAGAGACTGGCGCGATCATCGGTGGCGGCCTGCCTATTGCGGCAAAGGTTGGCGGCGCTGTATCTGGAAAGATTGGCGAAGGCGTCCGCAAACTGGCTGGTGAAGTATCTCCCGAGGCAAAGCAGCTTGCCGAGGAAGCCAGGCGGCGAGGCATTGATGTCCCGGCCGACAGGCTGACAAACAGCAAGGCGCTGAATGCGCTGGCCTCCAGCCTGAACTACATCCCGATGTCTGGACGTGCAGCCGTCGAAGAGAAGATGGCAAAGCAGTTTGAGCGTGCTGTGTCTCAGACCATTGGACAGGATACCGACAACCTGTCGCAAGCGATCAACAGCGCCCGCCATGAACTTGGCGCGGTGTTTGATGACACGCTGAAGAACAACAAGGTCATATATGACCGGCAGTTCGCAGACGACCTTGACCAGGTTCTGGCAACCGCCGACAGGACGCTTGGGGATGATGGACTTCGGGTGATCACCAAGCAGGTGGAAGCCATCAAGAACAAGGCCGCAACGGGCGAGATCGACGGGGTTGCCGCCTACAACATCAAAAAGGAACTTGATCGCGTCATCAAGGCAAATTCAGGTCAGGCTGGTCAGGCGGCGCAGGATCTGAAGGAGTCACTTCTTGCGGCGCTGAATCGTTCGATTGGCCCGGAGAAGGCCGAGGCGTTTGCGACTGCCCGCAAGCAGTGGGGCAACATGCTCGACCTTGAGAAAGTTGCGCTTCGCAACAGCGAGGAGGGCGGTCTTTCGGTCGCCCGTCTTGCAAATCAGAAGTTCCGCGACCCCGAGTTGCAGGAACTGGCGAAGATCGGCCGCAGGTTCATCAAGGAGCGCGAAGGCCAGCACGGGGCTGCTCAGAGGGCCTTCCTTGGCACCGGAGCTGTCATGGCTAGTGGCGCCGCTGCTGCTGGCGTTCCAGTTCTGGCCGGCGCGCCTGTTGCCGCCGCTGGCGCTGCCGGCACGGCACGGCTGGTGAATGCGCTGCTGAAGTCAGAGAAGGCTAAGAACTACGTCCTGAACAAGCCTGCTGCGAATCCGAGCCTGCTTGCACAACTACTGATGAACGAGAACGTATACAGGGCTGCTCCTGTTATTGGTTCCTCCCGGTAAACCCGCGCCAAAAGCCGTAAATACAGGCAGCAAGAACGATGAGTCCGGCCTTCCAAAGCATGTAGTCCGTGTATTCCATCATCCACCCCAAGACCGCACTAGCGGCCTTTTTTGTTGGAGCTTCCGATGCCCCGTAACGGCTCAGGCGGTTATTCCCGCTATACCCCAGGCACCCCTTACGTCGCCGGCACGACCATTGACGAGACCGTGGTCAACGCCGAGATGGACGACCTCGGGAACGAGATCGCCAACAGTCTAGCCAAGGACGGGCAGACTGTCCCGACCGCCAATCTGCCCATGGGCGGGTTCAAGCATACCGGGGTAGCCAATGCCTCGGCCCGCACCCACTACGCTGCCGCCGGTCAGGTGCAAGACGGGTCGTTTGTCTACGGGACGGTGGGCGGCACGGCTGACGCCATCACACTTACCCTTTCCCCGGCGCCTGCGGCCTATGCTGCCGGCCAGCAGTTCACCTTCAAGGCTACCGCTGCCAATACCGGGGCGGCGACGATCAACGTCAATTCGCTTGGCGCCAAGGACATCAAGCGGGACGTGTCCGTTGCCCTCCAGGCTGGCGACATTGCCAACGGCGGGGTGGCAATCGTCGAGTACGACGGCACCAACTTCCAGCTCCTTAACCCTCGCACGGCGGTTACCAAGTCGGCAGGCGACAACTCCACCGCGCAGGCGAGCACTGCCTATGCCGATGCAGCGGCTTCGGCGATCAAGCGGGTTGATGTGCGCCAGTGCGTGCTGTCTGCATCGGTTGACTCCAACGGGTTTGCCAACTGGATCACCGCCGGGGCTGGCTTTTCCGTCAGCATCTCCGCGACAACCAAGAACGTGGTCTTGACTGCTGCGAACGGTGACGGCAGTGGCGGCCCGGTTGACCGTGTTGGTGTGATTTCCTCCGACACGTCTATTGGCAGCCTGACGCCGAGTTCAACCTGCTACCTGTACGCAGACATTGCGTCTGACGGGACTGTGACGCTTGGACATACGGTGCTTGCGCCGGTTTACCAGTGGGGCGGGACGTACAGCACGACAAACGGACAGTTCACCTTCAACATTCAGGAAATGATCGCCAAGGTCGGCGATGGTTCGACTGCCGCGCAGACCTACCGCGTATTCATCGGCGAGGCGGTAACTGACGGGTCTGGCGTGACCAGCGTGGTCAACTATGCGATCCGTGGGCGGTATCGCAGCGTAGATACCGCAATGCCTTCTTCTGCATCTACTACAACGCTAAACCACAATATTGGCGTTCGTCAGGTAAACGCTCGACTTTGGCTTAAAAACGTCACGACAGAGTTCGGCTATATCGCGGGAGACATTTTAGAACCTGTTGGCTATCCAAGCGGCGGCGTGAACGGTCCTGTTTCTGTGCAGTTGGCATCTAGAAACTCAGCGCAGTTTACATCCGGGGCCGCAGGCAATAGCGGTTTACTCGTACAAGCGCTTACCGGGTCTCCAGGCACAAACCAAGACCCAACGTCAGCAAAGTGGAACATCTACATGGAAGCCAGTCGCGGCTGGTGATGCTTTGCAACCCAACACATAGCAACAGAGGAACGCAAAAATGGCCGAGATTCAACCTGTCAAGTACGCAGAGCCTGTAGCATCAATTCCGGCTCTGCCGCTCAAGGCTCAGGTGATCACCAAGAGCGATTCGACCACCTACAGCGAGCCGATCACGCTTGAAGTGCAAACTGCTGGCGACCTTGTTGTCATGCCGTTTTACGGCGCATTTGATGGCACCGAGACCGCCATCACCATTCCGGCTGCTGTTGCGGTAGCAGGGTATCGCCCGCCGTTCCGTGTGAAGCAGGTGCTGTCTACCGGTACGACCGCAACCGTCATCGGGATTTTCTGACATGGCCGCTCTCGGGCTGTCACTTGCAATCCCATACGACTGGAAGCGCGCAGCATCTGCTCCATTCGACCCGGTGTCGATGTTTTCCGGCGGTCTGAACGGCTGGCTTTACAACGGGGCTGCGGATCAGTCCGCATTCTTGCAGTCTGCCGGCGGTGCGGTTGCCGGAGACGGCGACCCGCTCGGCTCGGTCGAGGATTTGAGCGGCAACGGCAACGACATCTTGCAGGCTACCGGTGGCGCGAAGCCTACGAACACGGTCACCGGCGGGATCAACGCGATTTCGTGCGCGTCGTCGAAGTACATGGGGTGTAAGCTTGAGTCGGCTGTGAACGTGTACCGCACGGTCGTCTACGTCATTTGCATCAAGGCCACGTCTCCCGGAGAGGCTTACCCTCTGCTGATGGGGTCTGGCGGGACGTTTGACACCATATTCAACCGGACTCCGGGCGTATCAACCGGAGAAATCCAGGACAACAATGCAATTATTGGTCTCGTCTCGTGCGAGACCGCCAATAATCCGTACATCGTTGTCTACAAGAAATACGACGACGCTGGTACGAAGCGTGTAAACGTCAAGGTATATCGGTTGTCCAACGGCACGCTAGCTGACGACAAGACCTACGCGGCGCCTAGCACAAAGGGCGTTGATCTGATTGATATTGGCTATCCGACTCCGCAGCCGGCTTTCCAGATTCCTTTCCACATGGGAATTGACGGTGCGCCGGACCTGACGAACGTCCTCACCTACATCTACGACAAGTTTGCGGGGTGGGCACCGTGACGGAATACATCTACGCAGCGAACGTCGTATGCCTCGAATCGTGCCTCGCAATCGGCAACGCGCTTGCCGCCGCTATCGACCCCGACACCGGCGGCGCGCAGACGTTCGACAAGGGCCTCCGCTGCTATCCGGCTGGAACGACGTTTTCAGGCATCGGCCCGACGCGGACCCCAAGCAGCCCGTCGACCGCTCGCGCCTCGTTCCCGCTTTTGACCGCCGACGGCTACGCCAAAGTCGCGGAGTTTGCCGGCCCAGGCCCGTACACGGCGCTTAACGCCATTGGCATCACCGACG